TATTTTATATTGATTGCATGTATATTACATTTCGATATGTAGCCATTTTTTGATAATTCAGATGCTGTATATTCTTTCAAAACAGGACCGGCATATGATTTTATGTTCCACATTTCAAGTTTATTTTCGGGTAGAGTACCCGTAAACCCTAATCTGACATGAGCACTTGTACATTTTCCGAGAATTTTCTTCACTTCATTTCCGGAACTTTTATTGATATGAACTTCATCACAGATTACACAATCATATGCTGTTAAAATTTCATGTCTCCGGTAAAGTGATTGCCACGTTGATATTGTTATTGGACTATCAAACTCTTTATATTTTTCATATACTCGACCAATATCTTTTGGGTTGAATCCATAATCTACAAGATCATTTACAAATTGAAGGACAAGATTTGTTGTGGGTACAATAATAAGTATTTTGTTGATCTTTTTCAGTTTTCGTAATTCGTTTATTACATATGCAATGATAAGACTTTTTCCTGAACCTGTACTACTTCTTATTATACCTTTTCCATATTTCAAACAGGCGAGTATACACTCCTCTTGATAGTCCCTTGGTTTTATTTTTAATTTGTGTTTTATTTTTGGATCTTTTATACAGGAAAACATATCGACAACATCTTGATTTATTTTTACTTCAATGTTGTTTTGTTTTGAACAGGAAAGTAGATCGGTTAACAGTCCATATGGGAGAGTACCATTTATGGAATTGAACATACAGATTTTACCATCCCACCTTCCGGATTCAAAAGCAGGCATGAATCTATATCCTTCAACATGTGATGTAAAATAATTTTTTATTGCTGATATGTCATGTCGATTATCTGTCACAATTTGAATGTGAAGTCTATCGTACATCTTTAATTCAATCATTTATATGCTCGTACAGGTCTTTATAAAGTCTTTGATACCCCATGCCATTTTATCAAGTGCTTTGACACAGGCTTCAAAATATTCAACCTTCCATTTTTGTTTTTGTATTATTTTATTGAACGCTAAAACTTTCTTATCTTGTGGAATGTAATACTTTTCGATTTCATATTTGTCCAACTTTTTATCCATTTCAAATCGATGGTGGTCATAGACTTCTCCGATGACCTTATTTTTTTGTTCAATAAATTTGTTCAATATACTTTCTTCCTTATTTAACAATTCCTGATACTCAAGAATTTTCATAGGAATCATTTCAATTTTTTCTTTCAAATCAAATTCTGTATACCGTAAGAAGTCCTTTATGGGGAATTTCTCTTTCAACTCTTCCATATATTTTTCATGTTCTTTTACATGGGAAGTTATTTCTTCTACAATATCTTTTATTTCAGTCATGATTTTTTTTCACTTTTCACTTTTATTAATGATATGTTATCACATTTTGAAGGTTTTGTAAATGTTTAATGTTGACAATATTTATCTTTTATGATATGATTTATCTGTAAAAAGTGAAAAAAAACGCTTGACAGATTATAAATATTATGATAACATTACAAAAAAGATGAGGAGAAGATGTATGGCCAGTTTAAATGATCGTGTGAAAAAGTATGGTATTGATTTTGATTTTCAAGGAGATAATCGAAAAGACCGAAGAAAAGCACTAAAGGAGATGGTCCGAGAAGAAAGAAATAATAGACTTCTCATTGCTGGTTTTACAAAACCAGAACTTCCTGAAAAAGTTTGTAAGAGAAAAGAGAAACTTTCATTGAAGAAAGCATTTCGTTTGATAAAGAAGAAAAAGATTTTTGAAGGAGTAGCTACAGCTGTAGCTACAGATAATTCAACAGTAGCAACAAAAACATAAGGAGGTTATATGCAAGTTGTATTACTAAATGCAGATTATTCTCCATTAGGTGTGATTGATTGGAGAAAAGCTGTAAAACTTATTGTCAAGAAAAAAGTGGAAGTTATTAAACTATCCAAGAAGATCATAACAAATGTTGACAATACATATAAGATTATTGTGCCGGAAATTATCAGATTGATCAAGTTGATACGTTCTATCTGGAAGGCGAGAGTTCCCTTTAACCGAAGAACGGTTATTATAAGGGATAATCATACTTGTGCATATTGTCTGGTGAAGAAACATGATATGACAATTGACCATGTTATTCCAAGATCAAAAGGTGGAAAATCTACATTTGACAATGTTGTTTGTTGTTGCAAACCATGTAACCATAAAAAGGATGATAGACTTCCATCAGAAGCTGGAATGTATTTGAAATTCAAACCAACTACTCCTACGATTATGGAATTTATTGTCCGTCAGATCAAAAATGTGGGAATGAATGAAACATTACAAACATTGGAGGAATTGGGTGTAATATAAAGCCGGTATAGCTCAGGTGGTAGAGCGCATCCTTGGTAAGGATGAGGTCATGGGTTCGAACCCCGTTACTGGCTCCAATAAATAATATTATGATTATAAAAAGAATTGTAACCAAGACTATAACAAAATTTATACCTATTGCTACTGCAACATATTCACTTGAACATTTTAAGGATGATTGCAAGAATATGTTTGAAGGTGAGGAAGATTTTATTTCAAAGATCGAATATATAGGAGAAGATGATTATTCTCCTATATATGAGTTATATACAAACACGGAAAACTGGTTCTTTTATATAGAAGGTACATTGATTGATACAATACCTTTTGATGGTTTGAAAGATTGGTTGGAAAAGGAATAAACGGGTCATTGGTGAAGTCAGAATCACATTGGTCTCCAAAACCAAAGTGCCGGGAGCAAAGCCTGGATGGCCTGCCAGAAAAATACGGAAGCGTACACTAATGGTAAGTAACTTTTATAAATATATAAAAATATAATTATACAGGATATTTGCCAATGATATGTAAAATATGTAAAAAAGAATTTAGCAAAATGGGAATTGGATCTCATATTTGGAGGTCACATGGCAAAGGTGAAAACTTTAAACCAGCATTAGGTAATAAAAGTCATACCGGCCAAAAAACACCTGATGATGTAAGAAAAAAAATAAGTAATGCGTTGAAAGGAAAATCTACAGGAAGGGGAAAAACACCTGAAATAGAGATTGGCAGAAAACAAAAACTTAGCAAAAGAATAAAAGAAAGGTATGAAAAAGGATGGATGCCAAAAGCAGGAAGATGTAAAAAAATAGAATATTATAGTAAAATTGCTGGTAAAGTTTTTTTAGATGGAGGTTGGGAATTATTAGTTGCTAAATATTTTGATGGGAAAAATATTTTATGGAGAAGAAATAAAATCAAATTTCCTTATATAAATTTGAAAAATAAACCATCATATTATACACCAGATTTTTATTTACCAGATTATAAAATTTATCTTGAAATAAAAGGATATGAAACTGAACTTGATAGATGTAAATGGAAACAATTTCCTTTTGATTTGAAAGTTTGGAAGAAAAATATAATAAAGAAAATAAAGAACGGAGGAGAGGTAGATATTGGTTCAGCTACGGAGCTCTGCTAAAGCTTTTGCCTTCAAATGGCATGGGGGTTCAATTCCCCCTTCCTCCGCCATTATAAAAAAATAATATTTGACAAACCTCTTTTCGTGATTATATTATAGACAAAAAGAAGAAGGAGGTTTTGAAGTATGTTACCTACACTAAGGAGACGGGGTTATTTCCCATCATTTTCGTTTGGACAGGATGATCCAGATTCAGTTTTTTCAAGATTTTTCGGAGATTTTGAAGATGTGTTTGGAGACCACAAATACACGGATAAGGATGGAAATCTTGTAGTTGAAATTGAAGTTCCCGGTTTCAACAAGGAAAATTTACAGGTTGAGATTTCAGATGGTCTCTTATCTGTTACAGGTGAAAGGGAGGTTTCAGCTACAGGACATAAGAAAAACCTACATAAGCGATTTACGGTTTCAAGAACCGAGGAAGTTGACGCTGAGATTAAGGATGGTATTCTTACCCTTGTGTTCAAAGAACCTGAAAAGAAGAAAACAAAAATTTCAATAAAATAAAGCCTTGAAAGGGTGAAAAGGGAGATAGAAATATCTCCCTTGTTTTTTTATAAATAGTAATATGAACGCAGATATACTTGAATTGCCAAAGAAAGAGTACAATATTGCAAAAAGACGGTTGGAGAAAATGGCCAAAATGAAACTTGGAGATAATCCTCATGCATTTCATGTTATGTATGGTGACAAACATATGATTATCTACAACCAGGATTCAAATTTTGATAAAGATATGAAAGAGATTGTTATCCAACATGAAATGGCACATGCTAGAGGTGTGAAAGGTGAAGAAGATGCTGACCGTGAGGCATTGAAAAAATTAAATAAAAAAAGACAGGATATATTAAAATCTTATTGGAAAGTCAGACACGGATATGATTATGAATAGGAGGTAGTTATGCAGTTTATTGGTGGATTTTTATTGGGTGTTTTGGGTTCAACTGTAGCATTTTATTTTATATGGCAGAATAACAAGAAACTTTTTGGTGAAGTTTCTGGTATTTTGGACGAAGCAATTGTAAAAGCAACAGCCGAAGTAAAAGAACAACTTGAAAAAATCAAAGCTTTGATCAAAGATAAATTATAAAATGAACAAAGAAAATTATGGCTATCGAAATGCCAAATGTTGTGCAAATTGCGATAACATTAAGGCTATTACAGTGGGATTTTTTTGCAAGGTTGTTGATGATGTTGTAGGTGAAAATAATATTTGCAATATGCACTCAATAACACTTGAAGAAAGACACGGAGAATACTTTCGATTTTTGAATTTAAAATAACCTGTCGAATTTGTTGATATATTTTTATCTTGACAAACCATTGATGTTATGTTATAATAAAAGAAAAAATGCGAGGTGTTTTATGGTTTTCATGGAAAGTGTTGATAGTGGTGTTATCAGAGAAATTGGATATGATAAACACAATAAAGAACTTTTCATTACTTTTGTTAATGAAAGTGAGTATGTTTATTTCAATGTATCCGAATACATGTATACGAGATTTCTAACATCTGAATCCAAAGGAACCTTTTTCAATAAAAAAATCAAAAACAAGTATGAATATGAGAAGGAAGAGTAATTTGACATAAATAGTTACAAAAGAGAGGAGAATTACAATGTCGATTATTGTTTCAAAATTGACAGTGAACATGAAGAAGGTTTTGAGTGGAACTTTTCCTAATTATAAAGGAAGGAAATTCAAGGTAATTGAAGATAAATTTCCTCAAAGTTTGGACTCTTATTGGGATGGTGGTTCAAGGACATATTATTCCTTTTTTGACATCAAAACAGAAAAGGTGGTGAATCTTGGATCGAATCATCCTTTCTTTGAAAAAGAAAAACCCCGTCACCTTGGTGGAGCCTTGTTAAATGGTGTGGTTTTAGTTTCAAATAGTATTTTCCTTGGTAAAGATACCGGAATTACCTTTTATGTGAATAAGGGTGATGATTATGAATGGTTGGTTGGTAAAAAAGAAATTGCTACCGATGAACTGAACAGAAATCAAAAAATTGTCTTGGTTTATACAAGAGGATATAAATCATCTTATGCCGGCGTAAAAGATAATAGGTATGTGGAAGCATTCCGAAGCCATCAAATTTCAAAAGATGATTGGTATGAGGCAAAAAATTGGTTGATCCAGAATATGTATTTGAACAAAGCAGGTGCAATAACCGTAAAGGGTAAAAACGCTATTATGAATGTTAGAGAGTACGATTTAAAATAAATTGTGAAAGAAAGTTTACAATTGATTGGCACCGTTAATTTTAAAGTATTTAAAAAAGAAAATAATTAATCTTGGTTTGCCAGTATTGAATAGAAAGTGGGATAAAATTAATATATTAACGGTAAGTTTGCAAGAAAGAAGTAAACAAAGAATTAAAGAAGTTGAATTGATGTTACCAACCACAAAAAATAAAGAAATTGCTAAAAATTTAGGTATATCATCTGCTGCTGTTTCTCAAATTGTTAAGAGAAATAATTTACGAAAGGTAAAATAAAATGTTGAATGGAGGGAATATTGTCGGCGGTAGCAATGTGTGGCTTACCGCTGACTGGTAATGTCACCTTAACCATTACAATATCATAAAATATTGTAATCGACCTTTTCAAACCATTGAGGAAATGAATGGTGCTATCAGAGAAAATCATAACCAATTGGTTAGACCAACTGATACTGTTTATTTTCTCGGTGATTTGATATTATGTGGTTCGTGGATCGATATAAAATCAAACTTCAATGGTCATTTTCAATACATATGGGGTAACCATGATCGGAAAGTTTTTTCAGATGGGACCCGGCCACCGTATGGAATGTGTATAAAACATTTCAGTAAAAAAGTGTATCTTACTCATTTTCCAAAAAACCTTCCAAAGGGATTTGATGTTTATTTTACAGCACACCACCATGATCATTACAAATTTGCAATTGTCGAAGGTATCAAGGTGATGAATGTCGGGGTTGACGTTTGGAACTTTAGGCCAATCAGTATGAAATATGCTATCAATGAATACTTCAACAAAAACAACTGGTTGAATGTTCAAAATAATTCTTGACATTTTCTCAAAAATATAGTATAATATATCCATAAAAAAATAAGAAAGGAAATTTGTGTAATGGGATTAGACATGTATTTGTTCAAAACAAAACGATTGGAGGATTTTGATCTTTACAAATGGTGGCCTGGAGATTTGAAAGAAGAAAATCCGGAAATGTTTGAAAAGACCAAGCAGTACCTTATTGATCGTGGTGATTCAAATTATTCTTGGCAGGATTACCATGAGGAAGCTGGTTACTGGAGAAAAGCAAATGCAATCCATGCATGGTTTGTAAAGAATGTGCAGAACGGTGTGGATGATTGTGGAAATTATGAGGTTACAGAGGATAAAGTAAAGGAACTTCTTTCTCTTTGTGAAGATGTTATGAAAAACCAGAAAAAGGCTCATAAAATTCTTCCAACACAATCTGGATTCTTTTTTGGATCTTATGACTATGATGAATGGTATTTTGTTGAGATAAAGTATACCATTAAAATTTTGAAGAAGCTCAAGAAATTCGATTATAAGAATTATGTTTTGAGCTATCATTCAAGTTGGTAAAAACTATGAAAATTTTGATGATTGGAGACATTCACGGCCAGTTTGGTGCACTGAATAAACTTATCAATCAACACAAAAATAAGATTGATATGATTATTCAGTGTGGTGATTTTGGTTACTGGCCGAAAGATTGTGGAAAATGGCATACAGACGTTTATGGTAAAGTAAAGGTTTTTCAGATAACCGTGAAGAATCACGGTATTCCTTTCTATTTCTGTGATGGAAACCATGAGGATCACGAATCCTTGCTTTTACTTGGAAACAATGAAATACTACCAAATGTTTTTTATATGAAAAGAGGTAGTGTTTTGGAAGTGAATAATAAAAATATCTTGTTTATGGGTGGAGCGTTTTCGATTGACCGTGCTTGGAGGATTCTTGGAAAGAGTTATTTTCTGGAAGAAACCATTGGTCAGAAAGATGTATTGAACCTACCTGATCAAGATATTGATATTGTTGTCAGCCATACAGCTCCGAACGAGTTTATTATTCCATTAAACTTGAAGAAGGAACATGATCCATCCAGAGATGCGTTATCGTACATCTTGAATAGGTATCAACCAAAAAGATGGTATTTCGCTCATTTTCATGCTCATTTTACAGGGCTTGAAAATAACTGTAAATGGACATGTTATAGCTGTTCGGGTGATACTCAAAAATGGTGGGAAGTAATTACCATCTAAACAAATAGTCGGTCCCTATAAAAAGGACCGACTATTTACAATTCAAAGGAGATGATATATAATATATTTATGGAAAGTAGTTTACTTGAAAAACTTATATTGAAGTCCTGTTTAATTGACAATCATTTCCTTTCACTTGTATCATCAACATTTTCTCCAGATTATTTTGATGATAAGGTTATAGGAAAGATGTTTGCCGATGTAATAGAACATTTCAAAAATTTTGGGAATCCTATTCCAAGGGATATCCTTGTTCATGATGATATTGAAAGAAAGGCAACGCTCGCAGAAGCGGATGCAATTGATTTTGACATCAAGACAAATTATCAGTTTTTGTATGAAGAAACAGATAAGTATTTGAGGGAACAGGCAGTAAAAAATGCCATTCTGGAAAGTGTTTCTGTTGTCGAGTCCAAAAAGGATATATTCAAGATTTATGGTCTTTTGGAGGATGCTCTTTGTAAAAGTTTGAAAATTACATTGGGTTTGGATTATTTTGGTACAATGTCGGAGAGAATCCGTCGAATGATCAATAACGATGATCCAAGATTACCAACATATTTCAATCAGATGGATGAATATCTCAATGGAGGATTTCCTCCTTGTACATTATCTGTATTTCTGGCACGAATACACGGTCATAAGTCCAGTATTATGGCAAATATTTCTTCAAGACAGGTTTTACATGGGCATAATGTTGTAATGATGACCCTTGAAATGTCAGAAGATATGTATTCACAGAGGTATGATGCAATCTATTCTGGTCTGAATATCAATA